AAGTTTCTTGATATCCATCATCAAGTATTGGAAAGATTGGCCCCTTCATCTTCAGCATCCAGTACGGGTTCTCCTTCGGGCCTTCCCTGCTGCGCCCTGAAGAGATCCTGCAAGGAACCGGAGACAGGCATCCCGCCAGCAACATTGCCGTTCCCCGGAGCCGGAGCCTGACCTGGAGGAATTCCCGGTGCTTGAGGAGCAACTCCCCCTTGAGGAGCGGCTCCGCCTTGAGGCATTCCCGGCATCACTTCAATCGGCTGCGGTGCGGGCCAGATTTCATCGAAGTTGTCCTTGCCGTGGGACTCCCACAAATCCTTCGCCAAAGGTCTGAGGATGTTGGGATCGCCGCCATTGGCGGAAACAATCGTCTGGCCCAGCATGGAGAACAACGCCTGGTTCGTTTGCTGCTCCGCCGTCCTGGACGGATTGAGAATGAACTCGAACTCAACAGGGGATTGAAAGACTTCGGGTTCGATATTGCGAGTCTCAAAGGCTTGGGTGTTGCGATTGAAGAACTCGAAGCTCACAGATTCTGTGAGGTTTCGAGCGTGAAGTTCATGGACATGACGGAATTCCTCTTTGTACGATTCGGTGAAATCCGCCGTCTTCCAGTCAAACGCCACTTGAGCGTTGGAGATCATTGCCAGCGTGGCTCGGGCCGTATCCGGGGCGTTGGGCCTGGTGGGAGAAACGCCTTTGGTGAAATCACTCACAGATCCCACCCGCTCGAACTGGGCCTGAACCATGTTGATGGCCGAGTACCAGAACCCCACATCACCCTGAAGACGGGGAGCATGGACCCCTCGGGGATCAGCGGTGGGGATCATGGCTCCCGGTTCCAGATAGAGATTCTCCGGAAGATCACCCATCGAATCAGGCGAAAAGAAAATCCACGGGAGATTTTGAAGAGTTCCGTAATCGACCATCTGGTTGAAGAAGGAATTCATGGCAAGGTTCAAGTTGAGAGTCGAAGCTGGGAGTCCTTCGCCGTACCAGGAGCGGGGAATGCGGTTGTAGCGCATATCCACATGAGGCCGTTTGCCGTCAGCCCGAACCCGATCCAGCGGAACCACTCGAACGATCCTGCGGATCTGAGGCAAGTAGGAGATCACCACCTCTTCTTCCCATCCATCCTCGTCCATGAACTTCTGTGTCTTGATCTCGTCGCCCTTGTATTCTTCGATCTTCCCGGCTCGAATCGCGTGTTTGATTTCAGCGGGCAAAGTGATGCGTAGATAGAATTCCAGCAACTCGACCTTCTTGAGATTGCGGGATGAGTTCACCCCCGTCACTTCCGCCACGGACGCTTCCTGCTCGGAAGCCGAGCGTTCGATTGCCAGGGAGTGCAGTTTCTCCAGATCCGGCAAGTCATAGCCCTGCCGCGTTCGAGAGAGGAGTTCCTGGATGGTCAGAAAATGCTGCTCGTAATACCAGGGGCAATCCGGCCATTGCATCGACGGCCCTGCGGATGGAGGAACGAAGATCTGCTCCAGCGAGGTGTTCTCGATCACAACCGAACGGGTTTCCTCGATATAAGTTTCTTCGCTGTAAGTGGTCACTTGCTCTCGAAGCGGGGAAGTCATGGGGCGGCCCAGAAATTCCTGCGCCATCTGGCCGATACCCCGAGCTGGCCTTCCGCGCTTCGGCTTGGTTTCAGGAAAAAGTTTACGGCGAAGCATCTCGGAGCGGTCCACCCGATTCTTCATGATGGCCGTTCCGGAAACCAGGCAATCCCAGAGATAATCTCCACCAATGCGCCGGAAGGGAACCTGCTTGGTGTAGTAATGCTCTCCGTAATAAAACGACAGGTCTTCCGCCGCCTGGGAGTTCTCCTCGTTCAGCGCACGGACTTTGATGAAAGGGTTGTTGCTGAACATGGCGTCATGGAACTGGGCCAGCAGTCCATCGACTCCAACGCGGATCAAGGGCATGAACAGATTGCTTGACCCCGGCCAGGGGTCCATTTTGTTGTCCTGCTCGGGAATCATGAAGTAGGCATCGTTCCAATCCTTGTGATCCATAGCCCAGTTGGAACGGTGTTCTTCGGCAATCTGAACTTTCTTGTCCAGATCCAGAGCGAGTGATTTGAGATTTTCCGAGGAGAGGTTAATCTCGTTGACGAGGTTATCAGCCATTAAGCCACTTTAGCGGTGAAGGTCATCCCGCACTCACAACCAAACCACTGGCGGCCTAAATTGGAAGGTCTGCCGAGAGGAGTAGCCCGAGAGGCTTTGCATTTTTTGTTGAGTGAATCAATTTCATTATCAACGGAACAAACAAAAGACTGAATCTCAGGGCGCGGGGTTTTCCTGGCTGCCGCGACCTTGACTTTCTTCTTGGTTTTTGGAGGCATGAATTCTCCTTTTGGCAAGTCGTGTATTGCTATCGCAGAATAACTCACACTAAGTCTACACATGACCTACGACGAAAAAGATATTCAGTAGATTCTCAAGGGCTTATCATCGCGCCGTTTGCGCTGGCTGTAGCGGTAGGACCGAGAAGGCTTGGTGGTCGTTTGGTTGTAGGGCGAGTAAGGCTTGAGCCTGTCCGGGTAGGAATCGAATCCAACGACCACCAGCCAGAGCGCACTGACATGATCGTCATGATAGCCCGTTGCCGCTTCCGCTCTCCCGCCTTCGGTGATGTGGAAGTGAACCATCTCGCTGACCGTCTTTTCATCCTTCAGGACAATTGAGCGGTCGTTGAGCAAAGAGGCCAGCCGCCCCACCCACTGACGCCGGTTGAAGCCGTGCGTCCTGAACCCGATCCGCTTGCTGCGCCGCTTGGGATCTTCCTCGTCGTGTTCCCGGTAGAGCCGCTGCTTGTCGTACTTCTCCCCCATTTGAACGGCCACCAGCTTGCCCGTGGAGTTGTTCTCAATGACACACCAGGCTCCGTTGTAATACTCACAAAGCAGGGAGAGCGGTTCCACCAGGATGTCCTCGGAAATCTGCCCGTAGATTTTCGCCACCTGCACACCGCCCATCGTCCGGTCAAACACCTGGGCCACCGTGGAATCGGGATTCTTCGTTCCCGAAGGGATCAATCCTTCCGAGGTATCCACCCCGATGACATAGCTGTGGCCGGGGACAGGTTCCTCCCAGCGGTACACCTCTCCTTCAGGTTCCGGATGAAAGACGATCTTGCGCGACATCCGCGCCGCCGGAGCCAAGATCCCTCTCACGGGCTTATCCACGGGCATCGAGGAAAGGATTTCGACGTTGAACCTTGGACGACCGGAGTAAATGAACGCCACTTCAGGGGAGTACGGGTACTCCTGAAAGCGCACGTTCTTGTCATTGCGGCACTTGTGCTTGAGCAGCCAGCGGTAAGCGTTGAGCTGTTCCTCGCTCAAATGAAACTTCGCCTGAAGATCCCGCTCTTCAGGCACCAGGGAATTAGAAAACCACTCCTTCTCCCCATCGTACTTGAACGAATTGGAGTATTGAGGATCATCGAAGACGGAGATGAAAAGCGGGATGTAGCCGTTCCAGTTCTCCCGGTTGAGAACCTCCACGGTGGGAATCGGCAGCTCGTTGGTTCCACCCCAGGTGATCTCACAGTTCTGCGCCGCCTCGTCCCACATCGGCTTGAAGAGCGGATCAAAGCCGTTGGCCGTGCATTCGACGATGATGCAGGTGTCCGGCAGATGAGCAATCGACTGCCAGAGGGCCGTGGCTGTCTGAACGCCCTTGGGCCACTTGGCCGACTCCGAGGCATGGAGAAACTGCGGCGTGAGGGCCGTTCCGGCATAGACGTTCCCGGCGGTCAAGACCTGCATATGCCCTTCCTGATCCTTGAACTTCAGTTCATTCACGTTGCACTTCGCCAAATCCGGCTTTGTCTCGGGGTAAGTGCGGTAGAACCGCTCGGAGATCTCGAATATCTTCTGGGTGGCGTCCTTATCGTGGGCAATCACCAGCGCATCAATGCCCCGCTTGAGTGCTTCCATGAGCATCAACGCCTCGACCAGCGTCGAGAGTCCCTCTTTACGGGCCTTGAGAATGATAATCCGGATGGGCATACGCCGTTCCTTCGCCCACAGGTACAGAGCCAGCAGTCTGCGCTGGGCGAACTTCAGCCCGCCGGTGGTCCCGCAAGTCTCGCAGTCCTCCCCCAGCGTATGGAGGTGGCCGCCCATGTCCTTGATCGTGAAGTTGCTCTCGAAAAAAGAGATCGATTCCTCGAGCTTCTCCTTGAAATCAGCGGAATTAGCACTGGATTCGGAGAAATCGGCGGGAGAGGGTTTAGCCATCAAAACACCGAAGGCACTACGATTTCGAGTTCAGGTTCCTGTGGAAGCGTGAACTTGTGCCGGAAGTGGATGTTGGCGTTGCACACTGAACACTGGCGTATGCCGAGACTCAACGCCGGGATCTGCACCTCCAGCCCGTCCGGTAAGACCAGGGTCGGGAAATGAATCGTCTGAATGCTGTCTCGGAACGCCTTCTTCGGGTCCACGTTGCCGCAAGAGGGACACAGCACCAGAGGATCGTCCACATCATGCCCGTTCACCTTGCTCTCGCCAGCCGACTCAGAAGGTTCCATCAGCACCTCGAAAGGGCATGAAAAGCCCGCGCCACCGTGGCCGGGACGACTGCGTTTCCACAGGCTCTAAGTCGGTCCACCCGATTGGGAAGCCCATGAGCCATTCCACGAACAAGGGGTTCAACTTCTTCTTGCCTTCTTTTGTCCCTCGCCACGGGTTCTTTCCTCCCCACTCGTCCAACCTCCCCACGCAATGCTCGTTGGGAACTGTCGCTGTCGGCCACTGCCGGGGCGAGTTCGGGGTATCGCTGGAGGATGGAGGCCCAGCCTTCGGTGTCTGAAGGACCTGGCGGCCAAGTAGGCCATTCACCTCCACGTTCGCCTCCCTGCAATCCCCGTCCTTGTGGTCCCTGCTGGTGGGGGTTGCCCATGAAGCGATGTCCTCCTCTAGGTTCCCCCGGTACTCCCCCCTCTGAACCCTGTTGGTTGCTGCTCCAAGGTTTTCGTTCTTTGCCATTGCGTTCCGTGGAGTGAGCCAGGATGAACAGCCGTTGCCTCTTGTGGCTTGCACCAACTTCAGCCGCCGAGAATAGTCCAGCCTCAAACTCGTAGCCCATTCCTGATAATTCTTCTCCGATAGGTCGAAACCAGGCAAGGAGTCCTGGGACGTTTTCGAGGAACACCAAGGAGGGCTGCACTTCACTGACGATTCTGAAGAATTCGGGCCAGATGTATCGCTCGTCCTGATCCCCCTTTTGCTGGCCGGCAACCGAGTACGGCTGGCAGGGGAGTCCGGCAGTGATAATATCCACCGATCCACGCCATCTTCTGCCATCGAAGGTGGTGAGATCATCCCAGACAGCAGCCTGATCCAGCCGCCCTTCTTCCATGCGTTTAACCAATACCGCCGCTGCATACGCCTCCCTCTCGATGTGACAGACTGTTCGATACCCTGGATAAGTTCGCTTGAGTCCGAGGTCAATCCCTCCGATTCCGGCACATATAGCCAAGCCATGTAACCTCCCTTTCATTTCAGCTCCCTCTCATTCTGCGCGTGGGCCGCTTACTGGATTTCCTGGTGTGGA